GATATCGGCAGCGGCGTTCTGGTTGATCTGATAGGACACCGCACAGACGTCGATGTACGCGCGCAGCAGCCACGCGGCATTCGTGCCGAACGATTCATCCTCGGCAGAGGTGTCGGTGTTTGCAAGCTCGGCGGTCTTTGCCTCGACGTCGATGTTCTGCACGACCCACGACTTCAGATCGATGCTCGGCCAGCCGGTGCCGATCACATAGACCGCCGCGCCGTTGCGCAGCTTCGAGACGTCATCGAACTGCACGACGCAAGGCTTGGACTTCGAGCCAGCCTTCAGCAGGCCCGTCGCGGCGGCGGGCGCGTCAAGGTTCTCCAGATACATGCGCGTTTTCTGCGCGCTGATTGCCTTCTTCATGTCTGCACCTCGTCGTCTAGCTGCCAAGTTGAAAGAACCACACTCACGCGGTGGATGCGCGTGTCCTGCTCGTAAATGTCCTGCCGGTTCTCGATGATCGGATCGCCCTCGCACGCATCGACGAGTGCGCCGATCGCATCGATCACGGCCAGCGCGTCGCGCTGCGTCTTCGCATACGAGTCGACGCGATAGCTCATCTGCGCGGCGTGCGCGCTGCCGCACATCGTGTTGCGCGGCGTGCCCGAGGCGAGCGCATAGACCACATACGGCTCGGGCGTACCCTGCGGTGCGAGCGCCCTGAACACCCGACCGGGCAACGCCTGATCGAGCAGCGCGAACAGTTCGTCGCCAGTCACGTCATGCCTCCCGGAGAGCGATAGACCACACCGTTCTGCTTGCACCACTTCGCCATGCGCTTCATGAGCGTGCCGTTGAACCGCTTGATGGCCTCGCCAGCCTTCGCATCGGCAGCGGGTTTGAGGAACGGATAGGCGGGCATCTTCGAGGTGCCGAACTCGAGGAACCGGCCATAGAACGCATCGTCGCCGTGCGGCTTGATGACGCCTGCCTTGACCATGCGGTCCCTGACCTTGCCCTTCCTGATCTTCACGTCGACGCGCGCGGCGAGGCCGGTGTTCTTCCGGCGACCGCGCACGAGCGCCTCTTCGAGCGTGTAGGTGTAGCGCGCCGAGCGACCGAAGTTGCTCAACACGTTCAGCTTCGCCTGCTGCATGATCGGCGTCGCGCCACCCATCAGCGCGCCGTAAAGCATCTTTCGCGACACCTCGTCGGGCAGCGTCTTGAGGAACTGCTCGACCTCCTTGAGGCCCTTGACCTCCAGATCGATCTTCACGGCTGGCCTCCCTCGGTGATCACGCCGTCACCGCACATCAGATGCACCTCGGACATGGACTGGTACTGCGGCAGCACCGACTGGATCTCGTACACCGTCTCGCGCACCACCGTCGCGCCGCGCATGAGCCGGAACACCACGCGCATGGCCGAGGTGAGGTCGTCGCGCCAGCGCACGCGGATGCGGGTGGTCACGCCCGCACGGAACTCGGCGGACGCAAGGTATTCCATGCCCTTGAGCGTCTCGATCGCAGCCCACACTTCCGGGGCGACGGGCAGGTTCTCCCACCCGGTCACGACCGGCTCGCCCGAGTCGGCGTCGACCGTCACGATGGGCCGCTGGATCGTGATGCGCTGGTTCAGCGGGCCAGCCTTGATGCCGCTTTGCCTGATCATGAGAGCGCCGGGTCACGTAGCGGATACAGGATCGAGACGATCGGCGCGGGCGGATACCCGGCCTGCCATGACGCGGCGTCTGCGATGTCAGGATCACGAATGAACATGCCCGCGAGCAGGACGATCGCCTGCACGACACTGGCGGGTGCCGGGTTGGCTTCCGAGTACGGCTCGGGCAGCTTCAGGTACGCATAGACGCTGGCCGTCGCGCCCGCGAGCGCGAGTTCCACATCGGCGTCCATCGCGGAGCCGTCCACGCGCATCCACTTCTTTGCATCGTCAATCGAGACGATCTCGTAACCGGGCGTGCTCATGCGTGCTCTCCCTGAGTAACGCGGGCCGGTGCGTCCTTGCCATCGCGCCCACGCTTGACGGCAAGCGTCCACGGCTTGACCGCATCGTCGGTGTGCTCGTCGGGCTTGGCACCTGTTGCCGCATTGCAGTGCCACACCGAGCCGCCGAACGTGACTACGTCGCCCGCCTCATAGCGGCGTCCGTACTCGTAGACCCCGCGATAGATCAGCACCGGCAGCTTCAGCCTGAACATCTGCACCGCACTGGTGGAGCGCGTGATGCTGATCACGAAGCCGCGCTCGGCGTCCGCTTCGATCGCGATACCGTCCACTCCATCCACGATGCAGGCCCAGCCATGCTCGCCATCGGTGTTCGTGAAGGCACGCCACAATCCGCCCCTGTGACTGGCGAGCGTGCCGCGCCCATAGACCTTGCCGAAGTCGATCGCGGGCAGCACGTCGAGGTCGGCAGCGTCGCGCCCATCGATGCCATCGCGCCCGTCCTTGCCATCGATGCCGTCGCGCCCGTCGCGTCCGTCCCGGCCATCCTTGCCATCCACACCGTCGCGCCCGTTCTCGCCGTCGCTGCCGTCCTTACCGTCGACGCCATTGGTGCCGTCCCTGCCGTCGACGCCATCACGACCGGCATCGCCGTCCTTGCCATCACGACCATCGATGCCATCCTTGCCATCGATGCCGTCGCGGCCCGCAACCGGCTCGCGCTCTTCGAGGGCCTTCACGCGCGCATCGAGCGGTGCGAGCAGGCGCGCGACATGAGCCTTCGTTTCGCCCGCGATCGCGCGCATGAAGTCGCGGAGTTCTGATGGACTAAGCATGTTCGACGTCCTCCTCGTTGAAGGCTTCATGCGCGGCGTCGAATATCGCCTTCAATGGATCGGCGGGCGGGTCGGCGGGCTTCGCGTTCGGATCGGCGCTCGGCTCTGCGCCCGGATCACTGGCGGCGGGCGCGGGCGTGGGCGCGGGCTTCGAGAACGGCTCGTTGGCATCGCGCTCGGCCAGCGCGGCGAGCGAGTAGTTCTGCTGCTGCAGGTAGGGCGTCGCGCCACCCTTGACCGGCTTGAGGTTGATCTTCCTGCGTGCCTCGTTCGGCGCAACGATGCCGCCGCCGACGCCATCGGTGAGCGTCTTGATCAGCGACGCGGTGTCCATGCGCAGCAGGCCGTCGAGGTCGAGTTCGGTGCGGTAGTCCTTGGGCAGCGCCATGCCTTCATCGAGGCAAAGCTCCAGCGACTCGATCAGCGACTGCAGGCACTGCGAGTAGTAGTTCTGCGAGAGCGCCTCGATGTTGTTATAGGTGGGCGCGGTGCCCACGCCCACCATGTACTGCGGCACGTGAAAGACCGAGCAGACGATCTCGGCAGTCATCTTCTGCTGCTCGATCAGTTGCGCATCGACGGCGTTCATCGTGAGGGCCTCGTACTTCAGGCCGTCACCGAGCACCGCGAGGCGACCGCGATTCACACCGCCGAAGTTTTCCTCCCACTTGTCCTTGAGGCGCTTCGCCGTCTCGTCGCTGATCGCACCGGGCGCGACAAGGATGCCGCCCGGTTGCGCACCATTCTCGAAGAACGACGCGCTGTTGTTCTGGATCGCGAGGCCCTGCCGTGCGGCGAGCGCGCACGCGAACAGCGGTGAGGTGCCGACCAGCGGATGGAACAGGCAGTTCATCCGGTCGTGGATGATCTCGCTCGCGGGCACCGTCACGTCGCCTTCGTCCTCGGGCACGCCTGCGAGCTTGTCGCTCGCGAGCCGGTAATACACCGAGCCGTCATCGGCCACGAGCACCGTCACGCGCGAAGGGTCGAGCACGTACATGGCGATCACCACACCGCGCGCATCGCGCTCCTTGAGCACGTAGGTGTTGCCGCGCGTGAGCTTCGACATGATCCAGTTCTCGATGAACTGGATATGCGTCTGGTAGGTGTTCGGCTTCTGCAGGACGGGCGAGAACGCGGCGCTCTGGGTCTTCGACCAGATATCGGTGGCGTCGCGCTGCGTGAGGTTGATCTGCAGCTTGCCAATGTCCGCGCTGATGAGCGTCACGCACGCATAGACCGCGTAATAGGCGAGCATCGTCTCGGGCGCGAGTTCGCGGTTCTGCTGCCACGCACCCGAGAAGGGTTCGCGGATGATCAACGGCCACCATCCGCCGTTGCCACCCCACGCGCTGACCGGCGACGCGTTCTGCGCGACAGCGGCACGCGGCGCGGCCCGCGTGATCTGAAGGCCGAAGATTCGCATGTCATTCCTCGCCGTTCTCTGCCTTCATGTCGCGGCGGCGATAACGGCCCTTGCGAGGCTTGGCTTCGTCGGGCTGCGCGGCGGGTTCCTCCGCAACCGTGTCGCGTTTGACCGGCTTCGGCGGCGGCGGTGGCGGCGCTGGCTTGGCACGCCCGACCGCCGACAGCAGCCGAACGTCGCGGCCCGTCACGTCGAACTCGTCGCCCGGTTTGCGCGGCTTCCCGGCATACGTGAAGCTCTTTGTCGCGATCATCTTCATGGTGGTGCGCTCCTTATGAAAACGGGCGGACCCACGAAGGGTCCACCCACGTCAGCACATGAAGCGCATCAGGCACCGCCGCCATCATCGACGGGCGGCGCACCATAGTTGGCACCACGGATGTACGCGCAGGCGAGCATGCGGCGCGGCTTCCAGTTGATGAAGCGCTCGGCACGCAGCGCAACCATGTTCTGTTGCCAGAGCGACACGAGGCCGGTGCCGTCGCCGTTCGGTGAATCGCTCATCTGCAGCGATGCTTCGCGCGAGGCATCGAGCGTCACGCCACCATCGTCGGCCAGCAGCACCTCGCGCGGCTGAACGAGGATGATCCGCGTGAGGTCGGTCGCGTCCTTCGGCACGTTGGTCGAGCAGATGACCGGCAGTCCGAAGAACGTGCCGCCGTTCATGTCGATGCCGGGGAACTCGGGCTGGCCGAGTGCGTTCTGCATCATGCCGATGGTCAGCGCCATCACCGGGTCCATGATCCAGTAGGCACCCGCGACCGAGACGTTGTTTGCCGTGAAGGCCGAGAACAGCGCCCGGATATCGGCGCGCAGCGCGTCGGCGTCGGTGCCCGAGGCTTCGATATACGTCGCGTTGTGCGTGATCGATTCCGGCGACACGTCCTTGACCTCGGCCTTGTCGGGATCGACGAAGTCGTGGTCAATAAGCTGCGTGATGGTGTCGATCAGGTCTTGCCGCACGATCGGCTCGGCGGACGGATTCGAGAAGCGCACCAGTTCGTCGGTCAGCACCACGATGCCCGCGACCTTCGCGAAGCCGAGGCGCATCGTCTCGAAGCCGAGCGCGCTTACCGGCTTGGCCTTGCCTTCACCGACCCACTGCGCGGACGAGGCCGAGGTCTGCGCGGGCATCGCCACGTTGAACGGCACGCGGCGAAAGCCGTTGATGCGACCGATGATCGTCGCGGGCCGCAGCAGTTCGATGAACTCGGCGGTCATGTTCTGGTAGTCGACCAGCGGCGCGGCCCATACCGGGTCGGTCGTGGTGCCTGCCGCCACCGCAGCGCGCAGCACGCTCTCGACTTCAGGCGTCGTGTCGTGCCAGCTTTTGGCGATCTCGACGGCCTGCATCAGGTTGCCCTGCGAGCGCGCGAGTGCGATCGCATACCGCGTGAAGGCGGTGCCTTTGGGCAGGTTGCCGCGAATCGTGATGATCGGGTTCGGTCCAGCGCCGACCGCGCGCGTCACGCTCGCGCGTTGCGTGTTCTCGCCATTGACGGGCGTGGCGCTTTTCACGATCTGCGCCTCGACGGTCTTCAGGCGGCGCAGGTGCTCGTCGATCGCCTTGATGTCGAGTTCCAGCGTGTCGAACTCTTCCTGCTGCGCGGCGTCGAGCGTCGCGCCTTCGGCGGCGGCAAGGTCCATGATCTCGGCCATGCGCGCCTGTGATGCCGCGCGCTTCGCTTCGAACGCGGCGATCTGTTCAGTGATGGTGGGCTTCATTTGCAGTTCTCCCGATGGATCGTCTGGATGACGAACGCTTTGGAAGCGCGAGCGCGCGCGGGTTGACGAAGGCGCACGACATGACCACCACCGATGCCGAGCGCGGCGCGGGTGGTCGTATCGATTGACTTGATGGTTTGAATCGTTGCCTCGCTGTTCGCGGGGATCGTGACGAGCGAGAGTTCGAGCCACTCCCATTCGAGGAAGTGAATGCCGCCGTCATCCATGAACGAGTACTCGATGGCGCGAAAGCCGATCGAGACGGCGCGTACCAGTTGCGCCTTCACGCTCTGCCATGCCTCGTCGAGGCGATCCTTCAGCGTGCCGGGGTCGTCGATGTTCGCGATCGAGGCGCGGAACGGGATGCCGTCCTTGGTCGCCTTGGCGAACTCGACCTGGCCGACTGGCCGCGTGGCGTCGTGCTGCCA